GCGGAGTCGACCGTGCCCTCGTAGACGTTCGTCCCGTTGCCGTTCTTCATCCGGTACGTGACGCTGATGTGGTCGCCCGGGACCGCTCGGTCGCAGAGTGCCCGGAGGGTCTGGAGTGCCTCGTCCTCCTCGTCCGTGACCTCGCTCCGTGCCCGGCCGGCCCACTCGTACCCGGTGTCCTCCGCTCGCTCTGCCAGCGGCTTGAGCCCCTCGATGTCGAGGACCCATGCCTCCCGGTCCCGGTCGAAGGTGTAATGGTAGTCGTCCCACGCGAGCGACTTGACGACCTCGTTCGGGGTGTGAGAGACCGGCGCGTCGTCCGGCACCTCCCACGGAGCCGGAGCCGTGACGGCGGCCTTCTGGTCGCCGTAGCTGTTCTGCCACGAGTCTACGACGGTGAAGGTGAGGGAGACGGGCTCGGGCTCGGCCTCGGCCTCCGGGTCGTACTGCTGGAAGATGAACTCGTCCGTGCCCTGTGCCTGCCCTCCGTCCGTCATGAGCCGGCGGGGCTCCGGCTCGGCCTCGGCCTCGGCCGTGTCCGCGTCCTCGTCCGCGTCCTCGCACGGGACTGCAACGGTGAGGGTCGTCGCCTGTGCGGAGACACGGGACCACGACCCGGAGCGGTACTGCGTCTCGCCTGCGGCCGTACTCGCGTCGTGCCCCTGCCGCTTCGTGTGAACGTCGCCGTTCGGACTGCCTCCCGGAACCGCGTCGAGATTGACCTTCCGTGCCCCCTCGTCCGTGGAGAGGTAGATGGTGGAGCAGAGGTAGTCGTCCTCGGCCGGGGAGAGGGTGATACGGACCTGCTCGACCGTGCCCTCGATGACCTGCGTGCCTCCGTAGGCGCTCTCGTAGGTGACGCGGAGGGTGTCCCCCTCCTGAAGGTCGGGGACCGCGGTCGCGCTAAGGGTCGTGTAGGTCTGCGTCGGTGCGTCGGTCGGGGTCTGCGTGGTGTGTGCCTGCATCGTAGTTCACCTGTTACACTCACGTAGAGACGAGGATACCATATAAAGGTTTGCATCAAGCAAATACCAGTCGCACAGGAGCTATGCAGGGTGCTGGCGAGGGATACGACTGTCGCAGGAGCGTCGTGAGCGGCCGCTCGATACGACTGTTTGCCGGACAACGAGGTCGATGGTCGCGTGTGAGCGGTCGCGTCACAGGCCGTCCGACTGGTCCGCACCGCCCGCGCCGCGCCCGCAGGCCGCCCGCTGTCGTCGCTACTCCTCGGAGACCGTATCCAGCCAGTTGTAGAGGGTGCCGCGCGAGAGCTTCTGTTCGATGCCGTTCGCGTCGAGCGTCGAGTTGATGCGCCGGAGCATCGCACTCTTGCTATCGTGGTTCTCCCGGAGGTCGCGGAGCAGGGCCGGGAGCGACTGCCCGAAGGCGGCTTCTACCTCCCGCTGTCTGTCGCTCCGGGCGTCGTCCTTCGCCATCTGCGCGAACACGGCCTCGTACTCCGCGTCCTTCGAGATGTGGTCGTGTGGCCCGCTCATACGAGTCTGTCTGCGGGCTGTAAGGTCTTGACGGTTCGGGTGACGCCGGCCATCACAGCATCCCCGCTCCCTGTGAGCCGAGTAGGAGGATGATACCGACCTGTACGAGCGTGCCGAGGACGTATGCGCCCTTGTAGTAGTGCGGCTCGCGCTGGACATCCTCGTTGTCCGGGAGCCCGCGCGGCCGTGCCCGGACCGAGGACATCCCGTCGTAGAAGCCGATAGCGAAGGCGTGCCACTCCGCGGCGTAGGAGAGGAACCCGTCACGCTCCGTGTCGCTCTCCCGCGGGGCGTCCGGTCCGGACATCAGTCCCAGTCCACCCCCGAGCTAGGAGCCCGGACGAACGTGTGCCGCTCGTTCGGGTGTATCGTGTGCTTCCGGAACGACAGCCCGGGGAAGTGCGTGGCCTGCACGTCCTCCTGCGCCCGGATGAGGTCGTTCATGGAGACCGGCTCGCCCCCGAAGTCCGGGTTCGTTCGCGCCTTCAACTCCTCGCACGCCTCGGTCGTCCGGCTGTCTGCCGGCCCTTCCCAGTAGAACCGCGGCGTGTCGTCGCCGGGCAGGTCCTCGTAGCCATCCTCCCGGGCCGTGTTCAGCACCGAAGCCGTCTCCGTCCGGGCGACCGTCTCTAGCTTCTCCTCAGAGACGCCCGGCCACACGTCGGACATCTCGTCTACGATACTGTCGAGGCTCCAGCCCTGCGGCTGGGTCATCTGGTCCGCGAGGATGTCCTTCAGCCGGTCGATGGTACTCGACGGGACCGACTCGATGTCCTCGAACACGGCCCCGAGGTCGCGGATGGCTCGCTCGATACGCTCGCGGACGTACTCCGGGACGGCATCGTCGTCCGTCCAGACGCGCTTCTCGATGTCCCCGAGCGTGGCCGGCTGTATCTGCTCCCGGTGGGCCGTCAGCATCAGGTCGTCTAGCTCCGTCACCTCGGCCTTCGTGAGCGAGGCGGCCTCCGGGGTGTCCGGCTCCCCGCTCCCGCCCGCGACCGCTGTGCCGCCGTCTGTGGCCTGTGCTGTGCCTGCCCCGGCGTCAGTGCCGGCCGGGCTCCCCGTGCCTCCGTCCGGGGCGTCCGCGGCGACGGTGCCGCTCCCGGCCTGTGCCTGCTCGAACCGCTCCCCCGCGGAGAAGCCGAACGGGCCCGACTCGTCGGCCGGCTCGTCCGGTGCCTCGACCTCGCCGTCCTCGATTTCCAGCCGGCCGTCACGGTACGATACCTCCCGGCCGAGCTTCGACCACGACTCCGCGGCGTCCGCCTGCGCGGAGCGGAACTCGGCCTCGGCCTTCTGCTCGCTCGTACTCGTGACCGTCTCGAACTCGAATTCGAGGTCCTCCGAGATGTCCTCCCACACGAGTTGCCGGTTCAGTGCTTCCTCCATCTGCCGGAGTAGGACGGCGAACCCGCGCTGTTTGTACGCCTCCGTCTGCGCGGCGTTCTGCGCCTTGTTACCCTCCTGAAAGTCGAAGCCGGCGTAGGGCGCGTTGACCTTGAACACGGCCCCGAGCGACTGTATCCAGAGCTTGTTTCGCTCCATGAACTGTAGCTCCTGATACCCGGGGTCGAGCGGGGTGAACTGCCAGTCGCCCATGCTGACGATAGCGCGGTGCCGCTCCCCCTCGCGGAGCCCCCAGTTCTGCTTCACCTTCTCGTAGGAGTCGACGGCCATCGGGGTGTCCTCGTCCTCCTTGACGGAGACGATACCGGGCGGCATCCCCTCTTTCAGGTCCTTCAGTTCCTTGTCGCCCAGTTCCTCTAGCACCTCGATGACATCGGCTCCCTTCTCGACCGGCCCCCGGCCGTAGACGTGCCCCTCACGACTCGCCCACTCGAACCAGACGACCTCTGACAGGTCCCACTCGGTCTCGACCGTCCCGCGGTTGTACGACACCTCGACGTAGCCATCGGTCAGGCCGTGCCGGTCGACCTGCTTGTAGAGCCGGGAGCTATCGACCGGCAGTGCCTCCGCGAGGTCGCCGTTCTCGTCGTAGTGCTTCACCCACGCCCCGTCACCGAGCTTCAGGGTGTTCCGGGCGGCCATCTCGCGGAGGTCGCGGAACGACTTTTCCGGGTGGAGGGTCTGAAGCGTCCGCTCGGCCTCCGCAATCTCCTCGTCCGGGACGGTGCGGGCCTCGTCTCGGGGCTTCAGGTGCCACGGCGCGGTAGCGAGGTCCTGCGCCATCGTGTCGATGTACGCCTGTGCGACCCAGTTCTGTGAGAGGGTCTTGAGCCAGTCGGCGTCGTAGGGCTTCGTGGCCGCACCGTGGTTCCGGACCTGTCGTTGTAGCTCCGGCGGCAGTTCGTTCCGTCGCTGTGGTTCCTTCTGGACCGTCGAGCGAGCCTCCTGCTTCTGGACCGTCCCGTCGTCGGCCGGGTCGGCGTCCTCGGGGCTGTGCCCGTCTGCATACCCCTCGCTAGAAGCAGTCGTATCGCCCGTCAGCCAGTCGCGGAGCCGGCGGAGGCGAGACATCTGTTATGTCACGAATCAGGTCGCTCCCTCAAAGGTGTTTCCTCTGCCCGTCATATCCTGAAACCGGAAAAAAGAGGCGATGTGCCGACCGATTATCGCCACGACTCGCCGCTCGTCATGCCGGACTCGATGTCAGTGACCTGCCGTCCGTACTCCGTCAGCCCCGCGTGGTCGCGGGCTCGGGACGCTGACACGAGGCCTTCGTTCTCCCACGTCGCCACGATTTGCCGACTGCGCTCCTCGTGCAGTCCGCAATGGGTCGTTGCGACCTGCGTGACGCTGATGGGGGAGTAGTCGCTCCGGTCGAGTGCCTCGCGGAACTCGCTCCAGAGCTTCTGTTCCTCCTCGGTAACTTGCCTGTTGGGTTCGTGCTTCATGTGTGTTCACCTCCTCGCCCTCGCGGGCTACCTCCCACTAGACGAGGCTTTGTTATAAAGGTTTGCTTGGTGCAAAGACCGGTGTCTCACGGTTTCTCGGGCTCGCTCCGAGTCGTTACGACTTGTGGACTGCCGGTCCCGAATCGCCGCTGACGCTCCCCCGGCGGTGGCTGTGGCCGACGTACCGCATCGTGTCCATCCCGTGATTGTCGTGCCCCTGTGGCGACTCGGATTCGTCGTCCTCCCACGCATAGCCCCTGATTTCCGCGAGCGTACTCCCGGGCTTGTCCGCATTGGCGAGCCGCGAGTCTATCTGGTGCGCGCGGGCTCCCCGGACGAAGTAGAGGCCAGCCCGGTCGTGTTCGTCCGGCCGGAGCAGGCGCGTGATGGTCTTGATGCCGCTGTCTACGTCCTTCTTCGCCTTCGTCGTCCGGAGCCGTCGCCAGTCCGGGGCGTCCTCCCCGCGGCCGTACTGGTCCCGGATGTGGTCCCGGGCTCCCTCGTGCCAGTCCGCCCGGTCGCCGGAGTCGTGGTCGGCGTAGACGGCCCGCACGTTGTCCAGTTCGTCGTCGGCCATCAGGTCGATTGCCTCGGCCGCCGCGTCGTCCGGGAGGGTCCGCGTCTGCATCCACTCCCGGTACAGCACGAGCCCGTGTGTGTCCGTGTCAGCCCACCACTGGATACACAGCGGGTCAGGGCGGTAGCCCCAGTCGATGCCCATGAGGATGTCCGTGTCAGCCGGCGGGTAGAGTCGCGCGGGCTGGTAGTCGCCGCGGGAGCCCGGGTCGCCCACGGGCGTACTCCGCTCGGCCTGCATCGTCTCCATCGCCTCCCGGGAGGCGTCCGCGAGCGTCCAGTCGCCGGGGAGTATCTCCGGTGCGTCGAGCGGGTCGAGAACGTGAATCGCGTCGGAGAAGTCGTCGTACACGAGCCCCTGATACCCGCGCCACTCCCCGCCGATGAGGCGGTCCGCGTCCGCTCCGGCGAACTGCTGGCGGAGTCGGGGGAGGTAGTCGTCCGGGTTGTGGATGTTGTCCTCGGTCTTGCCCTCGTACACCTCGCCCACGCCCTGCTCGTAGAACCGCTTATACATCCAGTGCGTCGGGCCGGCCGGGTTCGTCGCACTGT